AGCACACCAAGCGTATCTACTACGGCTACAACAATTAATGTAGGATCTACAGCAAACTTACCTTCAACAGGGTTTGTTTTGATTGATTCGGAAACCATAGGCTATACCAACGTAACCGACAACCAACTAGTAAACTGCGTAAGAGGACAAAACGGAACTACCGCAGCTACCCACGCTACTGGCGCTTCTGTGTATATACAAAACTTGCCTTGTATTAATGTTTGGCCTGCCCCTAATGCTGGTGGAGACTATACGTTTGTTTACTGGCGCATGCGCCGCATGCAAGATGCTGGGAACGGTGTAAACATTCAAGACATCCCATTCCGTTTAATACCTTGCATGGTGGCTGGGTTGGCATACTATATTGCAATGAAGAAACCAGAAGTAACGCCAGATAGAGTTTTAGCTCTTAAAGCTGACTATGAACAACAATGGTTATTAGCCTCCCAAGAGGATAGAGAAAAGGCTTCTGATAGGTTTGTACCCCGTCAGTTGTTTTATTAATGCCATCTAAATATGCATCTGGTAAGTATTCGATTGCGGAGTGTGACCGGTGTGGTCAGCGGTATAAGCTTAAAGAATTACAGAAACAAGTAGTTAAGACCAAGCTTTATAATATTAAGGTTTGCCCAACGTGTTGGGATCCAGATCAGCCACAGTTATCGCTGGGTTTATATCCAGTTAATGACCCGCAGGCGGTTCGGGAGCCAAGACCTGATGTTAGTTATCAGATCTCAGGGACGGATGTTTTAGGCAATGTGTCTGGCGGTAGTAGGGTGTTTCAGTGGGGATGGTATCCAGTAGGCGGGGCAAGCGGATTTGACACCGTTTTAACTCCAAACTACTTGGTAGCAATAGGACAACTTGGTACAATAACAGTATCAACAACTTAGGAGTTTAAAATGGGATATAAATCAGCAGCAGACGGTATAACCAAGAAAGGCAAAACTAAGGGCAAAAACCTTGGTGATTCCGGTCCAACCGCAGCTACCCAAAAGGGCGGCACAAAAACTGCCGGTGTTTCTAATAAGGCGCTAAAAACCATGGGTCGCAACATGGCTCGTGCTATGAATCAGCGTGGTTCTTCAAGAGGTCGTTAATCATGGCTAAATATTCTATGAAAAAAGGTGGCAAAGAAGTAGGGCCCGCTGAGGTCTATGCCGCACCGCACACAATGTCTGGTAAAGCAACCAATGCTAGTGCTTATAACAAGGCTGAAACTGGCGCCGAGTGTATAACTAAGATGAATCCTTCTGTTGGCGGCATTAGCAAAGGTAACTACAAACCAGAAAACCCATACGGTGTTGGTGTAATGCGTGGTTATGGCGCTGCTACTAAAGGACGTAAAATCAGCGGAAAAATGGGCTAATGAACTACGTTCAGCTATACCAAGCCGTTCAGGATTATGCCGAGTCTACAGAGCAACTCTTTGTAGACAATATACCTACTTTTGTCCGTCAGGCAGAGGAGCGGGTATATAACACCGTCCAGATCCCGTCTTTGCGTAAAAACGTGACGGGTACGCTTACGGCTAGTAATAAGTATTTAAGCTGCCCTAACGACTACCTGTCTACGTTTTCAATGGCAGTGATTAAAGCCGACGGGAGCTACGACTATTTGCTTAACAAAGATGTTAACTTTATCCGTGAATCATACCCACAACCTACAGATACAGGGCTGCCTAAATACTACGCTTTGTTTGGATCGCAATACTCCAACGCCAACGAACTGTCTTTTATCCTAGGACCTACTCCGAACGATAGTTATAACGTTGAGTTGCATTATTATTACTACCCCGTTTCTATTGTGCAGGGCGCTATTTCTGCTGGCACTGCTAATGGTGGCTCTAGCTACGTAAACGGAATTTACAGCAACGTACCGCTATCTGGCGGTCAAGGTTCTGGGGCGCTGGCAAATATTGTCGTAAGTGGCAATGCAGTAACCAGCGTAAACATTAAGAATCAAGGCAATTTTTATACTGTTGGGGATGTCTTAACAGTAGCTTCTTCTTATATTGGCGGCTCTGGTACTGGCTTTTTCTATACCGTTACCGCTGTAGATAACATTGATGGCACGTCTTGGCTTGGCGATAACTACGACCCTTGTTTGTTATACGGTACGTTGCGTGAGGCTGTTATATTCCAAAAAGGTGAACAAGATATGGTCACTTATTACGAAAAACAGTTCCAAAATGCTATGGAACAATTGAACCGCCTTGGTACAGGACTTGAAAGAGGCGACGCTTACAGGGACGGTCAGGCTCGTATACCGGTTAATCCATAATGCCTATTCAACAAGGTCAATGCACGGTATTCAAAAAGAACTGCTTAAGCGGGTTGGAAAACTTCGCTTCTGGAACTTCTTACGTTTATAAAATAGCTTTATATACAGCGAGTGCCAATCTGTCCTATGAAACCCTAGCCTACACAACCGATGGAGAAATAAGCGGTACGGGCTATACGGTTGGTGGCAATACGCTGACCCCTATTGTTCCGGCTACAAGCGGGCAAGTAGCTTACATTTCGTTCCAAAACACTACTTGGAATCCTGCTAGTTTTACGGCTAGAGGCGCTTTAATTTATAATAGCACGACTGGATCGGCAGTTGCAGTGTTAGATTTTGGAGCGGATAAAACGGCTACAAGTACGTTTACTGTGACTTTCCCAACGGCGGATGCAGCAAACGCCATTATTAGATTTGCATAAAGGAGCATTTATGAGTTCAGAAATAACAAAATTAGGCGATAGCTTCGGAGCTAGTGCTTCTTATGGCGGCGGTTCTGCTGAAACTGTAGGCTTAGAGGGTGTATATGTAGCTACATGCTATGACGCTAATGGCGTTGAAAAGTGGTCTGATACTATTAAAAACCTTACTACCAACGTAGGTCGTAAAAACTTATTGGACTCTTACTTTGGCAACACAGGCGGTGGCGCTATTGTTATGGGCTTAGGCGGTGCTAACGGTTCTGGTACGTTTACCCCTGCTCTTGGTGACACACAGGCAAGCCACGCTGGTTGGTTTGAAGTTGGCGGTGCAAACGCTCCTACATACTCAGGCACACGCAAGACCCCAAGTTTTTCAGCAGCTACAACTGCAAACCCTTCCGTTTTGGCAACGAGTGCCGCCGTCGTGTTTAGCATGACTGGATCTGGTACAGTTTACGGTGCGTTTATTAACGTAGGTGGTTCTACAGCGATTGATAACACCACAGGCACTTTGTTTAGTATCGGTGCATTTACGGCTGGTTCTAAAACAGTTACTTCTGGCGACACAATCAACGTTACGTACACCCTATCTGCCGCTGGCTAAGGAGCTATAAATGGCTCTGGTTTTAGCAGATCGTGTCCAAGAAACAGCCGCTGCTCCCGGTACTGGTACTGTTACCTTACTAGGGGCGGCTCTAGGCTACCAATCGTTTGCCGTTATTGGCAACGGGAATACTACGTTCTACACGATTGCTGACCAAGGCGGTAACAACTGGGAAGTTGGTATTGGTACCTATAGCACGACTGGACCGACTCTTGCTCGTACTACTGTTTTATCCAACAGCCTAGGCACTACTGCGCTAATTAACTTCTCTACCGGTGTCCAGACAGTCTTTGTTACTTACCCATCTGAGCAGTCGGTAAACCTTGATGCGTCTAATAACGTATCTGCGCTGGGCACGATTAGTTCGGGGGTATGGAATGCTACTGCAATTACTACGACTTATGGTGGTACTGGGCTTACTTCCTATACTGCTGGTGATTTACCCTATTACACTTCTGGTACTGCTTTGTCTAAACTGGGTATTGGCGCCAATGGGTATATCCTTACATCAAACTGTACGGCTCCAACATGGGCAGCAAATACAGGGGCGTCAGTAGACGATGCGTACTTTTTATCTTTTATGATGGGTTAATATGCCAACTTATTCAAATACTTCGTATGCGGTAAAGAACGTCAGTACGTCTGGCTCAGTCGCTATCTCATCAATTGCTTCGGGTACTGTTGCGGTATCAAGCCTTATCCTAGCAAACACAGGTACAAGCCCAATTACAGTTAGCGCCTACATTACTCGTAGTTCAGTGAACTACTACCTTGTCTATCAAGCAACTGTGCCTGTTGGTGGTTCTCTTGAGGCTATTCAAGGCAACCGTGTGGTGATGATTGCGTCTGATTCGTTGACTGTTGTTTCTAGCACTGCTACATCTTGCGATGCGTTTATTTCTGCTTTGACTGCGACCTAATATGGCATACATCGGTAATACCGTACAGAACCAAGGCTTTACCCCAGCTATTGATTACTTCAATGGTAATGGCGTTACTGTAACGTTTACTTTATCTCGCCCTATTGCTTCTGTAGCACAGGTGATTGTTGCAGTAGATAACGTCATCCAAAACCCAAGTTCTGCCTTTGGTGTAGTTGGCAACTCGATTACCTTCACAAGCGCTCCATTAGCTGGCACAAACAATATCTGGGTTGAGTACACAAGTCTAATTACGACTTACCAAGGCATTTCCCAAGACCCAACCGTTATTGGTGACATCAGAGCTACTGGCGGTTATTTAGCCGAGGGCGACTTTGGTAACTCATTTATTGAT